AATGGAGAAGCGGTGTTGACCGTCGAGTTAATCCAGTATTAATAGAAAAAGTACGCAACGTTGCTCGTAAATTTGGTCAGACACTTACTATTACTAGTGGATATCGTAGTCCTGCTCACAACGCAAGAGTTAGAGGAGCAAAGGCTAGTCAACACCTGCAAGCAAATGCTGTAGACATTAGTGGAAGAAATTTTAGTAATGAACAGCGTTTAGAACTAGTTGCTCTTGCCAGTGCTGAAGGTATCACCGGTATTGGCGTTTATAATGACAAGAGTTTACACTTTGATGTTCGATCATCCAGAGCTGCTTGGGGCAGTGGATTTACATACGCTGGTATTCCATCATATGCAAAAGGCACATTAGACAGACATTTGGCAGGTGGCTATGCTTAAATATGTATCTGATCCCAAGCTAAGAATTAACTGGAGCGATTTTGTTATAAAAGACGATTTTGCGGCCAAGTTTCGTATTGATGTTTATCAGAGTATTGTTAGTGAAAATATGCTAACTCTTATGCTTGGTGAAACATATTATAGTATGTTTAACAATAATGGTCATATCGGTTATGGTGTTGGTGATCTTAAAAAAGAATTTGGATACACTGAACAAGAAGCATTTAGTGAATGGATTAAACAAGCAAAAAAGAAAGAGCGTGTTTTTAGAGATACTATACCGCTTATTAGTATGAGTCAATCACAATATGATGCTCTTTTTAGTCTATACTATCATACTGGAACCTGGAGAACTGTTCAAGGTATAGAAGGTTTATATGATTTAGAATATGCAGTTACTAGTGAAAATTGGTTGTTGGTAAGTGACATGATAAATGCTGGAATTATTGAACCAGACACTCGACGTAAGGAAGCTCGTGTGTTACAATTAGCAGATTATAGCACAGAACGTACCAGAGCGTTTCAAAGAAACAAAGGTATTCAGTTAGCAAGGCGTGTGTACAAGGCTGGTGATATCAGTGACCAGGCAATTGTTAGACAGATTGAATTTGGTTACTATCGTCAGACAACAGCATTCCTACCACGCATGACTGAATTGAGAAAAAGAGAGCTTTTACTTAAAGTTGGTCAACTGTAACTATAAATATTTGTGTAGCTACAAAGGGAACACCAGCGTATGTCAACTTTATATTTGAACGCTGACTTCCAGCCAATGGAGTTAAGTCCACTAAGTGTACTAAGTTGGCGGGATAGTATCAGCGCATACTTTAAAGATACTGTGTATATCTATAAAACACACAACAATTGGATGATAAGAAGTCCCAACCTACAACTAGAAGTCCCAAGTATTATTGTTGCAAAACAATATCATAAACGTAAAGACAAAGCAAAACTCAGCCGTAAAAATTTATTCATTAGAGATGGTTATCATTGTCAGTATTGCAATGTTAAATTTTATCATCATGAATTGACATTTGATCATGTTGTGCCACGTAGTTACGGCGGGAAAAGCACCTGGGATAATATGGTTGCCGCATGCAAACACTGCAACTGGAAAAAAAGCAATAGACGAGACGTTTTTCCAATCAGAAAGCCCTATACACCTACTTGGAGAGAGATTTATAACCAGAGTAAGTGTTACAGAATAACGATTCCTGACCCAGCATGGCAGGAATTCTTAGATTGGCCGGAAGATTTACTGGATATTAAAACGCCAGTTTATTAAACTAATAAATAGTTGTATGGCAACATTTATTGGTTATAGTACAGTTGATAGAAGATTTGGTAACTTTACACTTAAAGATGTAGAGTTAGCCAAACGTGATCTATTAAATCATTTTTATACACGAAAAGGTGAACGTCTTGGTGAGCCAGAATTTGGCAGTATCATCCAGGACTTGGTCTTTGAGCCATTGGATGATCGCACAGTTAATGCAGTAGAAGATGATGTTAGGGATGTTGTGGCAAACGATCCTAGATGGATTTTAAATACCCTAAACATTAATACTGGACAGCATACTATTGAATGTATTTTAAGTTTAACATACAGACCAGATAGTACAGCTGAAGAACTTTACCTAAAATTCACAGCGGAAGAAGAAGAGGAAGAAGATGGCACAGAGCGTTAGACAACGAAATCTGTTTGCAGCTGAAGACTTTACTGTTGTTTACGACAGTTTCAAGCAAGCAAACTTTAAAGCCTATGACTATGATAGTATTCGTAGTGCAATGGTGGATTACATCAGAGATAATTATCCAGAAAACTTTAATGACTGGATCAGTTCAAGTGAATTTGTTGCACTTATTGAACTCATTGCATTTATGGGCCACAACATTGCATTCCGCACAGATTTAGCAAGCCGTGAGAACTTCCTAAGTACAGCAGAGCGCCGTGCCAGCGTGTTGCGTATTGCAGACTTTCTAGGTTATAAACCAACACGTGCATTACCTGCACGTGGATTATTAAAAATTAGTACAGTAAAAACCACTCAAAATGTTTATGACATCAATGGTGAGAGCTTAAAAAATCAGGAAATTGATTTTAACAGTGACCAAGATCCAAACAGTTATCAAAACTTCTTGTTAGTATTAAACGAGATTTTTCAATCTACCAACAAGTTTGGTAGACCAAAATCCAGTGCAGATATATCTGGAGTGAAGACTGAAGTATATGGTACGAATATTGCTGATAAATCAATTACGTTTCCATTTAGAGGAACAGTTAACGGACAATCACAAGATTTTGAAGTTGTAAACAACTACATTAATCAAGATAATATCCTGGAAGAACAGTCACCAAATCCAGGTAGTAGTTTTAATATTATATACAGAAACGACAATCAGGGTATTGGCAGTAACAACACTGGTTTCTTTGTAGGATTTAAACAAGGTGAACTAAAGTCTACAGACTATACAGCAGATAGTGCTATTAGTAATTTGAGTTTATCTATATCAAGTACAAATATTAATGAACTTGATGTATGGGTACAAAATATTAATGAAAATGGTTCAGTAATACAAAACTGGACTAAAGTAGATACTACGTTTGGTGTTAATGCTATTTTTAATAGTATACAGAACCGTAACCGTACACTCTATAGTCTGCGTACATTAGATAATGACAATGTAAGTATTGAATTTGGCGACGGTGTATTTACAGACATTCCACGTGGGTTGTTACGTATCTGGTATCGTGAAAGTTTAAACCAGAGCTATACTCTTAATACAGATGATATTGGTACTATACAGTTTAACTTTAAGTACAGCGCAAAAGACGGCAACGAATACCAGGCTGTCTTTAGTGCGCAACTTATGGAGCCTGTTGCTAATGCAAGCAGTAGAGAAAGCGTATTAAGTGTAAAAACAAATGCTGGCCGTGTATTTGCGGCGCAAGACCGTATGGTAACTGCTGAAGACTACAGCATTTATCCACTCACAGTCAGCAATAATGTTCGTAAAATTAAAAGTGTAAACCGTACGCATAGTGGTCACAGTCGTTTTATTGATATCAATGATCCAACAGCACAATATCAAAATGTTAATATGATTGCTGAAGATGGATACATTTATAGTGAAAGTGTTCTTAACCGTGTTAGTTGTAGTTTGCCTACAAATTTAACTGAAGAACAAATTTTTGATGTTTATATTAAAGAACTAATACAAAATCCAGAAACATTAAACTTCTTTTACCAGAACTACTCGCCAGTTAGTGTTGGTTTCTCCAGTACTACAGCAAGTTTTACCTGGAACCAAGTAAGTAAAAGTACAAATGAAAGCACTGGATACTTAACTCGCAATGGTGGAGTTGAGCGTGTGGGAACTGCTAATGCAAACGCACTTAAAGATGTTAAAGTGGGTAGTATTATTGAATTTATTGAAAGCCCGTACAACAACGGTACTATTGGAACAGTTGGTAGTCAATTAACAATTGCCAATGGCGGCAGTGGTTATACCAGTGTACCAACTATTACAATACTAGGCACAGGAACTGGAGCAACTGCAAGTGCAGTAATTAATAACAGTGGCCAAATTACAAGTGTCACTGTTACCAATGGTGGTATTGGATATACCAATCCAGTTATTGTACAAGTAAGTGGTGGAGGCGGAACTGGTGCAATTATTTTAGCAACTGCATCAAGTGCCGGTACTGAATGGGCAAGAGTTGTCAGCGTAAATGAAGATGGATTAGGTATTGATGATGTTACTGGTAACCCAACTGGACGAGACAGCAAAGGCAAAGGCGCCATTGTACTCAGTAAAGTTATTCCAAACAGCGCAAGAATTTCTCGTATTTTCCAACCATATAATACTAAGTTTACAACAGCTGAAAAAACCGCAGCAGTTGCTCAGTTAAGATTAAAAAACAGCTTTGGATTGCGTTTTGACGCAAATGATAGTCAGTGGAAAGTAGTGCTTGGAAACGATTTGGCACCAGCAAGTACAAATAATCCAGTTAACTGGAGTACCGCATATGCTGGAAATAGCACAAGCCAAAATCTAGATAACAGTTGGATTGTGCGTGTAAATTACACTGCTGACAAATGGGAAATGATTACAAGACGCTTCCGCATTGTATTTGGCAGTGATAAGGCTGTAAGATTTTACAATCAAAATAATAAAATTAAATTTAATCTGGAGACAAATAAACCAGAAAGAGATCAAATCAAACTGTTTAAAACAAATAGCAGAAGTGGTGCAAGTCCATATAGTTTAGGAAAAGATATAAACTTGTTTGCATACAAATACTATGCAGAAACTGATGGGTATAGTGATGATCATAAACTAATTGTAACAGTAAGTGATATTAATAACGACTTATATCCTGACAATCCACTGGCATACAAAGATTTAGTAGGCACAGACAACGTGAGCTTGACTACAGTAACTGAAGAAAATTTTGATTACACAGTAGTTGACCCTAATGGAACTGGCGGAAATATTTCCGGTAGACGTGAATTAAGTTTCCAGTGGAAGCGTGTTGCAGACAGTGAACAAAGAATTGATCCTGCAATCAGTAATATCATAGACACATTTGTATTAACAGATACATATGATCTATTATATAGAAACTGGCTTACAAGAGATAGAAGTGAAGATACAGAACCCAAAACACCAACTAGTGACGAACTCAAACAACAGTTTCAGAGTTTGGACAGTAAACGTAGTATCAGCGATAGTATAATTTATCGCAGTGCTAGATATAAAGTGTTGTTTGGTGATGCTGCTGAGGATGGGTTACAAGCAAAATTCCGTGTAGTTAAAGTCAAAGGCACAACGCTAACTGACACAGAAGTCAAGAACCGTATTATCACAAGTATTGAAGAATTCTTTAATGTGGACAACTGGGACTTTGGTGAAACTTTTTACTTCACTGAACTAGCGGCATATGTACACAACGAAAACTTAGGTATCATTAGTAGTATTGTTATTGTACCAACACAGGAAAACAGTGCATTTGGTAACCTATTCCAAGTAACACCAAGCAGTGATGAACTATTCATTCCAGATGTAGATCTAACAAGTATTGACATTGTAAATAACTTTACAGGTGTTAATTTAAGAACAAGTATAACCTAAGGGACAAATAAAGAATGTCAAATTATGAAGCTGATCCTAAAAAGTTAGAAAACTTTACACAAGCGGACGAAGATAAAATTTTCGTAGGACGTAGAGATCTTGTAAAACAATTACCAAGTATCTTACAAACAGATACTAACAAAAGATTCTTACGTACTACTCTTGATCAACTGTTTAGCAGTGGCAGTACCGAAACACTAGACACTTATTGGGGTCGTATTACTGGTAAAGACTATATCAATAACCAAGATCTATTTGCACCGGAAACAAAAGCAGACAGGTTAAACTATCAGCTAGCACAGGGTTTCAGTGTTAAAAATGGTCTAGAAACAGAAAGTGCCAACACATATGTCAGTATTTTAAACACACTGGAAAAATTTGGTGCACCTGAAGGAAAATATGACCAGATGTTTAGTGATCCAGGTTATACACTTGATTTACCAATTAACATAGATATGTTTGTTAACTACAAAAATTACTATTGGTTTATGGATGATATTCCAACATGTGTAATAACGCCCACTGCACAAGATCCTATTGAAATTGATGACATTACACTGTTATCCAACTACACAACACCAGTTTTAGACAACGGCAAAACACTGGAATTTGTAAACGGTATGCGTGTTATCTTTAGTGGAAGCAATGTTACTAGTACTAGCGGAGATTATGTAGTTGGTGCTACATATTTTGTTGAAGGTGTTGGTACAGAAAATATCAAATTCGTATTAGCTGTAGATGAAAATAACATTGTAAAATTAGCACTTACA